TAGGTTGGAGAATAGTTTTGTTTCCTCTTAAATTAAAAGGCAAAACAAAAGGCGGTGTAATTCTTACTGATGAAACAGTAGAAGAATCACAAATAACAACAAACATTTGTAAAGTTTTAAAGACTGGATCTTTATGTTATAAAGATAAAGAGAGATATCCTGATGGTCCTTGGTGTAAAGAGGGTGATTGGGTTATAATAACTCGCTATGCAGGATCTCGAGTAAAGATTGATGGCGGTGAGTTGCGTATTATTAACGAAGATGAGATCCTGGCAGTCGTTGATGATCCTAGAGACATATTGCCAGCTAACATAATGTAACATGGAGAATTCTATGCAAGTACAATCACAAAATGACAAAATGGTTCCGATAGATACCTCGGGAGACCCCGTCGAAGTGGAGTTAAAAGAAGAAGATAAACAAGAACAGCAGGAAAATAAACCTGACATTCAAGTAGAAGAAACGGTTCAAGAAGAAGGTAAAGAAGAAGAACTTGAAGAGTATTCTCAATCCGTAAAAAGACGTATTGATAAACTTACACGTAAGATGCGTGAAGCTGAAAGACGTGAACAAGCTGCAATTGATTATGCAAAAAAAGTTCAAGAAGAGAATAAAAACTTACAAACTATATCTCAAGTAACATCGAAAGAAAGAGTAGCTTCCGATGAACAAAGTCTACAATCAACTGAACAGCTTTTGAAAACAGCTTATACTCAAGCTGTTAGTGAAGGAGATATTGAGAAACAAGTGGAAGCTCAACAAAGAATAGCACAGCTAGCTATTGAAAAAGAAAGATTGAGTTTACGTAAAAGAAAAGTAGAGCAACAAGAAATTAAAAAGGAACAACCTGTTGAAGAACCTTGGAATAATCAACCACAGGCTCAACCACAGGCTAGACCTGATCCTAAAGCTCAAGATTGGGCTGAAGATAACAAATGGTTTGGAACAGATAAGGCAATGACATATACGGCAATGTCTTTTCATGACGAATTGTTAAACGAAGGATTTGACGCGAGCTCAGAAGAGTATTATACTGAAATTGATCGGAGAATCCGAAAAGAGTTTCCTCATAAATTTGAGGATCAAAGTAAGCCGAGGCAAAAAGTTGCTTCTGCTACTCGAACAACGGCATCAGGCCGCCGCACTGTGAAACTCACACCCTCACAGGTAGCTATTGCAAAAAAACTTGGTGTGCCACTTGAAGAGTACGCAAAACACGTGAAGGAGGCGTAAATGACTGATACAAAAATAAACAAAACCTCACGCAAATTAGAAACCCGTGAAAAGGATGTTCGAAAGAGGGGATGGGTTCCTCCTTCGAATCTTGAAGCACCTGAACCGCCAGAAGGTTATCACCATCGGTGGGTAAGAGCTGAATATCGTGGTATGCAAGATGAAAAAAATATCATCGGAAGACTACGAAGCGGATATGAATTTGTAAATGCAGACGAATATCCCGATAGAGTGGATTTACCTTCTATCGCTGACGGCAAATATAAAGGTGTCATAGGAATCGGTGGATTATTACTAATGCGTTGTCCTGTTGAAGTTAAAGAAGACAGAAATTCTTATTTCAGAAACTTAACGGATTCAAAGACACAGGCAGTAGAAAATGATCTCCATAAAGAAGAGCATCCAGCTATGCCAATCCATCAGGAAAGGCAAAGCAGAGTAACATTTGGAGGCAATAAGAAATCTTAATGAGTAAGATCATTTATGTCTCTGAAAAATTTAGGAGACTACTATGGCTAACATAGATCAAGCTTTCGGTCTTAGACCAATAGCTAAAGTTGGTTCTGCCCCTGGTGGAACAACTGGTACGACTAAATACTCTATTGCAAGTGGCGCAAGCGCATTATTTACAGGAGACCCCGTTAAGCCAAAGGCTGACGGATCAATTGAGGTAGCAACTGCTGGTGACCCTATTAGAGGTATTTTTTTAGGATGTTTCTACACAGATCCATCCACAGGCAAGCCTAGATATAACAACACTTTCCCCAACGGTACGGTGGCAAGTGATGCTATAGCTTTTGTTGCTGATGATCCTGATCAATTATACATTGCTCAGCAAGATTCAGATGGAAGCAATCTAGTAGCAGCTGACTTAAACCAAAACTGTGATCTAGTTTTTGGTGCTGGTTCTACCACTTCGGGTATTTCTGGTGTAGAAATTGATTCAAGTTCTAAAAATACTACTGCAGCACTTCAGGTGAAGTTGATTGATTTTTATGACACACCGAGTAATGACGCTACGGCTAATAACTCTGTTCTTGTTATAAAACTTAACAACTCTGATATGAACGGTGGTACTGGAACTGCAGGCGTATAGGAGAGTATTATGGCGATTAATAGAGCGCAACTCGCGAAAGAGCTAGAACCTGGCCTTAACGCCCTGTTCGGTATGGAGTATTCTCGTTATGAAAACGAGCATGCTGAGATTTTTGACCAAGAAACAAGTGACAGAGCTTTTGAAGAAGAAGTAATGTTAGTTGGCTTCGGTGAAGCTGCAGTCAAGCAGGAAGGTTCTGCTGTACAATTTGATACAGCTCAAGAATCTTTTACTGCTAGATATTCTCATGAAACTGTTGCATTAGCATTCAGTTTGACTGAGGAAGCAGTCGAAGACAACTTGTACGATACTTTATCGGCTCGTTACACAAAATCTTTGGCACGTTCAATGGCATACACAAAGCAACAAAAAGCAGCGAACATTTTAAATAATGCATTCGATACTGCTGGTGGCGATGGTGTTTCATTAGTAAACACTGCTCACCCAACTGCTTTAGGTGGCACTTTCTCAAACAGAAATGCTACTGATGCTGACTTGAACGAAACCTCATTAGAGCAAGCAATGATTGATATTGCAGGCTTTATCGACGAAAGAGGGCTAAAAGTTGCAATGCAAGGTAGAAAATTAATTCTTCCTGTAAACATTCAATTTGTAGCTGATAGAATTTTAAATTCTACTCTAAGAGTTGGTACTGCTGACAATGACATTAATGCAATGAGAAACATGGGTATGCTACCTGATGGATACGTGGTTAACCACTACCTATCAGACACTGATGCATATTTCATTAAAACTGATGCTCCTAATGGATTTAAACACTTCGTAAGAGCTGCCCTTGCTACTGGCATGGAAGGTGATTTCGACACAGGAAACATGAGATACAAAGCAAGAGAGAGATACAGCTTTGGATTCTCAGATCCTAGATGTGTATACGGATCTCAAGGTTCATAAGAATTAACTAAATCTTTCTTAGGTGAAGAAGGCGGTTGCGAGACCGCCTTTTTTGTTTTATAACTTATGTACCTAGATTAATTAAGTTGTGTAGACTGACTAGGCAGACGGTATAGAGACTACATGACGAGGGCTATACACCATAGGAGGTTATTATGGCACAAACGACTTTTCAAGGGCCAGTTAAATCAATTAACGGTTTCATAGGAGCAGGTGTTGGAAACGTAGTAAGCTTAACAGCGGATACAACTCTAACAGTTGCAGACCACGCAGGTCGAATTTTAACGTGTAATGATGCAGACGGCAAATTTACTTTACCAACGATTGACGCTACAGCTGATGCTAACGGCACAGGACCAGGCAACGATCCAAACAACACTAATAATGTAGGTGCTACTTTTACTTTTATTGTAGAAACAGCAGCTACTGATATGGACGTGTTAACTGATGGTACAGATAAATTTGTTGGCGGTGCTTACATTGGTATTGATGATTCAGCAGCAGGTAAAACTTTTATCTCTGGTGCAACTAACGATGTTATTACACTAAACGGAACAACAAAAGGTGGACTTGCAGGTAGTATTATTAAATGTACTGCAATGGCTGATAATAAATATCATGTCGAAGCACAGTTATTAGGTTCAGGAACTCTAGTAACTCCATTTGCGGATGCGTAATGTACGGTATAAAAAATAAACAGTTAACTGCCAGCGGGCAAGTTACGACTAAAGTTACTGCAGGTACTAATACACTTAGTGCTCCAGCTAGAGTTCTACAGTTAAGCATTAGATGTGGAGCTACTTTAGGAAGAGTAGACTTGATAGATGATGGCGCAAGTGGAACTGTTAAATATACTGTACCTACTCCTGCAATTGGAGCTGGTGAAGATGAAGTAATGAC